TTTGATTGCAGGGGTTAATTTCTTCTTATCTTCTTGTGATACATATGCCATAATTTAATTCTCTCTCAATTTGTTGCGGGTTAATTCCCAATCAACGTACCTATTATCTCATAGGTAGATGCATTTGTCAAGCGTTTTCTTGAAATAAATGCAAGTTTTTTTAGAAATAAGGGTTCTCCAGTTCGATCTTGCTACTACCCAGAGTACCGAATGGTTGCTCTGCAATAGACTCAATTGCACACTGGTTGTCATATTTCTCTCTCTGAGAGTGGCACAGTGCTATTGCCTTTCTCTCTGCGTCCCTTGGACTGTCTGCGTACACATAGTACGATACTGTTGCTACATATCTATTTTCCATTACTTCACCCATATGTGGTTGTATCTGCTTGGTAGGTTGTCACATGACCAATCAGTATCCCCGTAGTTAATTACCTCTACACACTCCTTGGTAGAGTTCGATACCATTACGTCTGGCATATCTAAAATTGTTCCCATTGCTTGATATCCGAGAATGGCAACTAAAACCCCAATTACACCCAATAATACATTATTTAATTTCATGTGGTCTTACTCCAAAAATCTTAGTTAGTTCTTGCATCTCTTTCTCAGTAGGTTTGAAATGCGGGTTAAGGAAGTACTCCATAAGAAGACTTCCTTTTTTGTATCCTTTTGCCATTATCCTTCCACCCTATCGTGAATGGCAACAGCACCGTAGAACGTACCACCAAGTAGTTTGTCACAAAGTCTTGAAAACCTTGAGTCACTTGTTCCTGCGTAGTTTCCACCGAACATAGTCCACTTGTCTTTCTTAGACACTGGAATCAATCTGAGGATCTTCCTTCCACCGATTGGTTCTGCCATCACTAACTCTGCGGCGGGGTACTCCTCGCACGGTTCGAACGGCCCTTCTGCGTTTACCACAGTGAAACCTTTTGCATAACTTGACTCACCACCTGCGGTGCAGTCCATGTTATCAAAGAACGGATCACCATACGGTGCCTGTCTATATGTACTTACATGAATTCCCATAATATAACTCCTGCCTACTGGCAATCAAATGCGACTACAAAGTAGTCTGTTAACTCGTTGGCAACCGCAAACTCTTCTGCTTCTGCCTTCGTCTCAAAAATCTCTTCTCTCAATTCTCCACTCTCTTGAATGTAGAACACCAAATCTTGCACCATCATTTCCTCCTAATTAAAAACCTATTATAACTTGTTTTGATAACAAAGTCAAGCGTTTTCTCAAACTAATTTGCATAATTTTATGAAACACGCATCCATCTCTTCTGTCCAGACCTCGAAGGGAGATCTCCTCACAGTGTTTGACATTCCTCCTACCTTGTCCACAACATGGGCAAGAAAGTAAGGATCTGCACTTTTTACTACTAATTCATCATCTGAATACAGTTCCAACTCCATATGGTTGGCAGTAACATAAGTAATCATTCTGGAAACCTCACTGGTCGATAGTTAGTTAGATCCCAGAAGTGGTCTGGGAGAATAGAGAACGTTCCTAATGGAGCAATGAAACTTACTCCATCTTTAAAAGAAACATACGTTAGTTTCAAATCCATAATATAACCTATTTAAGTAGTTCAACAACAAAAGGGAATAGCATTAAAAGCATTCCAGTCACAAAGTCTTTATCCATCATCCAAGTCATAATCTCTCCTTTTCTCTCAATTACTAGTATATTATACTTGTTTTGATAACAAATGTCAAGCGTTATTTTTACTTTTTATGGAAATATTGCTCGTTCCCATTTCTTCTTGGGTAGGTGTTTTGAATGGATCTTACAACCTATGAATTCGTTGTAATAATCTTCACGTAACAGAACGTCACGTAGGAATTGTTCCTTTGCTTCAAGGTAGGAACATTCACCTTTGGTTTCGCACAAGTGTAGGATCTCACGGTAGTATGCTTCTGTACCCTTTCTCTCTACAAGTGTCTTCAGATGCTCTGAGGATCCGTAGTAGTCCTTCCAGTCACTTTCTTTGACTACTGTGCGTTTCCTTGACTTACCTTTCAATGGCGGGAGTCTACGTTTGCTCCAGAAGAATTTCTTACCAATATACTTCTTACCAGTATCACGCTCAGTAATAAGATAGACGAACCCAACATACTTGCTGAGTTCGTCTTCTTCTGGATTGTATTGTCTACCTTCTAAATGCCAAGTCATACCTCTATATAGGATTAATCTTGACCGGCATCTAACTCCTCTGGATATGCATCTTCACCACACATTGGACAATGTTGTGGTTTATCGTCATCATACTTGACGTGCACTTGGGTTGTTATGTCACATATTTCACATTCTATTTCATAGAAGATCACGCAACACATCCTTGTCCATCAAGACCACATACCTCTGGTTGAGGGCCGACTTCTTCCCATCCCCATTCACCTTCCATTCCATTCACGGAATACTCAGTAACTCGTTTTTCAAAGAAGTTATCATGGGATGCACCGTTCAGTACCCAGTCCAACCACGGTAGTGGATTGTCCTTAACACCAAACTTAGGTTTCATACCTAGTTGTAATAGTCTACGATCCGCAATATGTCGGATGTATTCCTTAACATCTGCTTCTGTCAATCCTTCGATAGTACCAGACTTATATGCAAGTTTAATGAATCGGTCTTCTAACTTAACAGCATTCTTTGCCATCTCATAGATCTTAGACTTCAACTCATCGTTAACGATACGTGGATGTTCTTCACAGAACTCACGGAACAACTTTGCATTACCCTGTACGTGCATAGTCTCATCACGGATAGACCATTCTACGATTGTTCCCATACCTTTCATCTTACCGAAACGTTGGAAGTTCAATAGCATCACGAATGATGCAAATAATGACATACCCTCATTGAATACAGATTGTGCCAGTACAAGTGCAAGACCAGTGTGAGAGTTGATGTCACCCTCTTTCATAAAGTCAATCTTGTCTGCCATCTCTTTGTATTCAAGAAAGGCATGGTGCTCTTCATCTGGTAATCCCAGAGTATCATTCAATAGTGCGTATGCACGTTGGTGTACTCCTTCACGATTAGCAAATGATGATAGCATGTTACGGATCTCGTTGTTCTTAAACTTCGGGATCAATAACTCGTGGTAGTTCTCCCCTACCTGTACGTCTGACTGTGTGAACAATCTCAGTACTTGAGTAATAAATTCTTTTTCTTCAACTGATAATTTAGTTCTCCAGTCTTGGATATCTTCCGAGAGTTCTGCCTCGTCCTCTACCCAGTGGATCTCTTCATGTTTCTTTACCAATTCCACTGCCCAAGGGTAGAGGAAAGGTTTATATGTTTTACTAAAATCTAATAGTGCCATTTTTTATCCTTCGCAAGCTCTGCATTCTTCTGAATCATCTTCGAATGGTGTTTCGAAATGCTTCATTAGTTCTTCGTATCCACCAATATACTTACCACCAATGTATATTTGAGGGACGGTTTTTACTTTTCTTCCTGTCACTTCGGCAGCGGTTTTACCAATGTCTGCAAGATCTATCTTATCGTATGGTATTCCTCTCAACTTCAGTTCTTCCATTGCCATGGAACAGAACGGGCAATTCTTTTTGGAGTACACGATGTTTCGTGTATCCTCTTGGAGTGCGACACGTTCTACTTTTTCTGAGACGTTTTCCGCACGAGACTTTGCTTCTGTGCGTAGATAATATAGACCTTTAAGACCATCTGTCCATGCCTTGAGATGTACCTTATTTACATAAGATTTATCTGCTCCGGCAGGGAAGAAAATATTTACACTCTGTCCTTGACAGATAAAAGGTTGTCGATCACCTGCGTGTTGTACTACCCAGTTCTGATCTAATTCCTGTGCTGTTTTATATATACTTTTTTCACCTTCTGTGAGGAAAGGAAGGTGTTGAACACTACCTTTATTTGTAATAATTGATGACCAGTTGGACTCATTGTTCTCACCTTTTGCATCAAGTAACTTTGTTAGATACTTGTTCTTAACCAAGAAGGATCCTGCACGTGTACGATGTGTATATGCATTTGCCTTTAATGGTTCAATAGATGGACTGGTTGATAGTATTACACCAGAACTAGCATTGGGTGCGATAGCAAGAAGGTGGGAGTTTCTACGTCCAGACAGTTCCCCATCTGGATATGCTCCACGTTCTTCTGCCAACAACTCAGTTTCTGCAATTGCTTCGGATTGTATATGGGAGAACACCACACGGTTAATTTCCCGTGCGGTTTCGGACTCCCATGCGACTCCATGATGTTGTAACAACGAATGGAATCCCATTGCTCCAAGTCCGATAGACCTCTCTCTTGACGCAGAGAACTTAGCACGTTCGATTGTGTTGGGTGCGTGTTCGATAAAGTATTCAAGGACGTTGTCCAACATACGCACCAAATCCCTAATAATAGTTGTGTCTTTCCAATCATCATAATACTCCAAATTTAAAGACGAAAGACAGCATACTGCGGTTCTATCTTCGGATGTAGGTAAGTGTATCTCATTGCATAAGTTACTACCATTGATCTTTAGTCCAAGATCTTTTAATGGTTCTGGTAGTGCTTTATTAGCAGTATCAATGAAGTTTAAATAAGGTTCACCTGTACGGAATCTTGTTTCTAAAATACGTTCCCATAACTTACGAGCATTAATGCTTTCTTTTACTGTGCCATCTTTGGGATCACGTAAGTCGAAATCTAGATTTAATTGTACTGCATCCATAAAGTCATCTGATATATTGATGGCATTATGCAGGTTAAGTGCTTTACGTTGTACGTCACCTGTAGGTATACGCATGTTTAGAAATTCAATGATGTCTGGATGACTTACATCCATATAAGCGGCATAAGATCCTTTACGAGTCCTACCCTGTCGGTATGCAATCATATCTGCATCTACTGTATGTAGAAACGGCATAGGCCCAGGCGCAATATCCGATACGGTACGCACGTCACTCCAGTGACCACCTACACCACCACCATAGACAGACAACCACCGTAGTTCTGCTGTGTGATCGATTAGTCCTTCTAGGGTATCTGGTACATAGGTAAGGAAACAACTGATAGGCATTCCCTTGTCCTTTTTACTTTCTCCATTGGGGGCATTAGATAAAACGGGTGATGCAAACATAAACCACTTCTTACTTACATACTCATATAATCTTTGTGCGAGGTCTTCATCCATCTGACCTTGGTACTGTGACCATGCTTTACTTGCTCTTGCATATGCTTCTTGTGGTGACTTTTCATGCTTCTTCAAGTAGAAGTCTTGTAACATTCCTACTGCATAATCTGCTAGTAGGGCATCTTTCTTTTTATCTATTTTTATCATTTCTACCTTCCACCGGAGTAATCGTAAAATGGTTCGTCTTGCACGAACTCATAATTTTCTATTATTGTTTGTTTGCCCATATCTATGAAATCATCTATCATTTTGTACATACGTTCGTCCTGTTCCTGTTGGGTGAAGAGTTCCTCCCAAGCAAAGTGGTTCCGCAGAGACGCATCGAAATTTTCGATGATAAATCTTTCGGGGTATAGGTATATATCATTTACGCCACAGAGGGGTACGTATATAAGTAAACTTTTTTCAGTTTTATTTTGTATGTCGTGTATATCTTCGAGATTTGTATCTTCGTCAATTATACAGACAGTGTGACCACGATATTTCATAATATAGTTTCCATTTTGTTTAAGACATTATAACAAACTTAAATGCGTTTGTCAAGCAAAACCTATAGAAACTCCACATCCACAGGTTGCTGTCTCTTTGGGGTTGACTATCTTGAAGAACTCGTTGATTCCTTCTTTGGTATAGTCTAATGTTGCTTCTTCTAAGAACGGTTGCGAGTCTATATCCACAACCACTTTGAATTGCCCATAGTCAGTAATCTTATCATTGTTGGCAATTTCTGTTGCATACTCTATATAGTATTCGTATCCAACACATCCTCCACCAGTAACACCGACTCTAATGAACTGAGGATTCTCACCACCTGTTCTTTTGGTGGCATGGACTATGGCAGTATCAGTCAGTTCCACGTTTATCTCCATCTAAGATAGGATGAGTGTAACCGTCTTCCTGTTTTGTCTCATAGTCTACCATTGCTTGTCTGATAGCATCTTCTGCTAATACAGAACAATGTAGTTTGATAGGGGGTAGGTCTAATACCTCTGCGATGTCTTTGTCTTTGATGAGTTTTGCTTCTTCGACAGTCTTACCCATCATCATGTCTACGAACAATGACGAAGATGCAATTGCACTTCCGCACCCATAGGTCTTGAACTTGACATCAATGATTCTGTCATCATCATCAAGTAGTAATTGTAATTGCATTACATCACCACATGCAGGGGCACCCGCAAGTCCTGTCGCAACCTTGGGATCATTTCGGTCTAATCTACCTACCGAATGCTTCTGAGGATTAGCAACAACTGCTTCAAATCTATCGATGACTTTCTGCGAGTATGGCATTACTTTTGCTTCGCAATAAAACGTTTG